ATGATGGGGATTGGATCACTGACCATATCAGGACTGCTATTGTTAAACATAACTATGAAATAAATAAAATACCAAAGCTACAAGTAAAAGACTTCACAATCAAAGAAATCAAAGAGTATGAAAGCACAATCGAATAAAAAGATCGTTGGACAAAAGTTCAAACTAGATCAGGTTGTCAAACGTAACGCAACTGTTGGTTATTCTGCTAGTAAATATGCACAATTTACTGGCAAGATCAAAGAAGCTTTTACAAGAAAAAATAAATTAGGTGTTTCTCAGTATTATTACAAAGTTTTTTGGGAGGATGGAAGATCATCTGAACACGCTCAACATAGTCTGAAGTCTGTCTCGTAAAGTTTTTTTAGTTTTATATTTTTTCTTTCTGAGTTTTTCTTTTTTTATTTCTCTCATTGCATTTAAAGCTTCCAATTCTGCTAATCGTCCTAACATGCCAGCTAGAAACACATCCTGTTTCATCTGATATCTAATTAAATGAACGCAGTAATTTTTTACATCATCAAAATCATTACTATTCATGACTTCTCTACATCTCATCTCAACAGAAAGTTCTAATTCTGGAGGTGGGGTTTCAAGTTTTATATTGAAAAAATCATCGTCTGTCATTTAACTGGGAATAATTTTTCTTCAATCATCTTGACGATTGCATCATCAATATCATTGTCAGTTTTGTTGACTGCATCTTTCAACATCATCAATACTGCCTTGCGTAGAGATTCACTTCTACCAAATTTGATGAACAGTCCAATAAGAAACTTTGACATAATGTTTTGTGTTCTTTTTCAAACATACCAAACATTAACGATTTCGGCCTTCTAACCTACTAACTTCTTTTTCAAGTTGATTTACTCTACGAAATAATTCAATAATATCTCTGTCTCTTCTATTACTAACATTAGACAAAACCATAACGAAAGCCGTTGCAGCAACTCCGATTAATACAGGATAGATCTGTGACATTGCCTTAAAGTATAATTATGCTTATTATTGCTAATAAATGTAATTTATGACAGAAGAAACTAAAAAAGGACCATTTAAAAAACTGAAAGAAACCATTGAGGACAAGGAAGAACAACTCGCATTTATTTCAGTTGTGGTTCGTTTGGTAGTTGTCGGATGGAGTGGTTTTATAGTTTCCCTTAATTACATAACAATTCCAGGTTATAGTAACGAACCAAAAGATATTACATTCCCTGCCAGTTTGTTAACGGGAGCATTAGCATCATTTGGGTTAGAGGGTGCTAAAAAACGTGGTGACGGAACATATAAACCAGATGAAAAACCATTAAATAAAAAAGAAGTAGAACAGTTATTAGCTACACAATCTGGTGGCTTTCAAACCATTAGAATCGAAACTCCGATCAAGATACTTGGTGCGGAAGTTATTAACAAAAAAGAGGACAAAAAATGAAAAAATTAATTCCATTACTACTTTTAGCTTTTAGTCCTGCCTCATATGCAGACCTAAATCATTCAATAATGTCAACAGTCAAGCTGGAGGCATTATCAGCAGCTACTTCAGCCGACAAACTTGGCTCAAGCTATTCAGTATCAGGTAGCGGTGTAGCAACAGTGGATGGTGATGGTAACTCAACTATAGGTGGATTTGGAACTGTAACTAATGGCGTTCCAGCTTTAACTACAGTTACAGCTTCACAAAGCACTTCGGGTGATGCCTTCTCATTTTCCCAAAGTTACCTTGAAGGAGATGTAACGCCTACATCTGAAGCTACAGTAGGAGAAATCCCTAACTTCTCGGATATTACAAGTTCAGCAGCAGCTAGTGTTGGTACAGCAGCTATTGGTTTAGACAATCATAATATTACTCTTACCCCTGGTACAGGAACAGGTATAACATTAACAGGGCAATTTGTTACTGACTTAACAATTGACTAATGTGGAGGACATTACCTTTTGTTTTTCTTATATCTAGTCCTATCTACGCTGTTCCAGTTGTTCCAAATTTCACGCAGGGTAGTTCCAGTAGCCGAACAGAAACCACCACAAGTATTACAGAGACTATACGAACAACAAACTATAATTCTGGGTACACATATTCAGTTACAGGATCAGGTGTGCAACATGATGGATCGACTATATCTGCTCCAAATGCAACTGTCACTGAAACTATAAATGGTACTACGTATACATGGACAGGTTTAGATCTAGGAGAAAAACCAAACTGGACACAGACAGTACAGGGAGATGCCTTTCAATTTACAGAAGTTTATACACCACCTGGACTAGAATCAATTTCAGACGTAACACGAACCATAGAATCTCAAAGCGTAACAGATACAACTACAATATTCTCGCAGTAATAGGATTATTACTTGGGAGTCCAGCGTTTGCTAATACCTCAAATACTGCGGCTCCCTCTGCTTCGGCTAGTGGGTCGGTTTCTAATTTTGCAACGCAGGTTTTACAAGGAAATACAATAGAAAATCATTATGGAAATGGTATCAGATGCCAAGGCCCACAGATGTCATTTAGCCCGTTTGTTACTACTTCGCTTAATCAAAAGCGACCACAAGATTACATATATGAGACACCTGTTTACGATCCAAGCGTTGATGATGATGGAAATTTATTGAACCCAGGCAAAATTCTTTATTATCAAGAAAACTATAGCGGTAATAAAGATTCTCTAGGATTAAATGTAGGTGCAGCTTTAACATTTACCTTTCCATTAGATAATAGATTCCAAAATTCCTGCTTAAATGCTGCCAATACACAGATACAATTACAGAGAATGGAATTATCAAAAGCCAGATTAAATTATGAGTTGGCACGTTTAAAAAATTGTGGAGAGTTGAAGATTGCTGGTATTGAATATGCAGAAGATTCTCCTTACTTTGATCTATGTAAGGACGTTATAGTTACTGCAAAAAAAGGACAAGTTATACCACATACGCACGAATTAAAGACAAAAAAATAAGCATCAGCCCTGAACTCGCTACCCATACAACGGCATGGAGGTTTACAGGTAAGTGATGCTTAATAACCCCTTGTCTTTCTAGCACACTTAAATTTTAGGTCTAGGGCTGTCAACCTAAAGGTGAGATCGGACGAAAGACTTGTAATATTTATTATACCTTATCTTTTTTCTTTGTCAGTTTTTTGACGATTTGCTTTACAAGTGGTTTGACCGCATTAAGTAATAATGGAGTACTGGCAGCAACCAAGCCAATAACAGCAGTAGATACAATAGTAGAAACTTCTGGAATGTACTGATCTTTGAAGGGAACGTCTTCATAAATCGTAGTGCATATAGTTCCATCTTCGCTTCTTTCATGGCCTACGACACGTTCCAAACGCTTTTCGTTACGAAAATCTCCTACTCTTTGATCTTTTTTGCCAGGACATTCTACAAATTCATCTTCTTTATCTTTTGGTACGATATATTTACCTGACTGGTCTGTTGTATCTACAAATTCTTTTTCTTGCTTCTTAGGAGGCTTAGCTTTTGTATAAGTAAATTCACTGGGATTATATTCTAATGGTTCAAATGACGGAATAATAAAATTGCCACATTCTGTGTACGTTCCATATTTATCTTTATCACTATCAATCAGATTAGGAAGATTATTTCTATGTACTCTTACACAACCTGGCATGTCAACTTTTGGTTTATAGATAACATCTAACACTGGAACGTAAAGTTCCCATACAGGTATTTTTGGAATATTAATTTCTTTTATTTGGATCTTATGTATATCAATTGGGGGCATATTATAATTTAAAATCCCAATTCTTTATAATCCAAGTTTTTTAGGTAGTGGTATTGATTTGCCTGTTGTTTTTGGTAATGCGTTATCCATTACGTTAGGCAACATACCTTTTACGTTACCCATAACCTGATTCATCATCTTTGCCTTAAATTGCTCAGATGTTACATACTTATATCCAAAGTACCCTCCGCCTATAACTGAAGTTACCATAAGAAATGAAAGGATACTTAAAACCTGACAAACACGATTTAGCATATAGAAAATGATGAAATTTGCATTAATTAGAGCTATGTCAGTTATGAGCATAGCTATTCTACTGCTAATTATAGGTTTATC